CGGCGGCGGTGTCGTCATCTTCACCAGCGTCGTCAGAATCTGCAGCGCCTTCCTCTCCAGCCAGCTCGGCCTGTTCGCCTTCATCTGCTCCGCCCTCAGCTTCTCCTGATTCAGCTTCTTCATCCGCTTCCTCATCTCCCACAGCTGACGGGTCGCCCGATCCGTCTTCGTCTTCGAGCGCTGCTCGTTCTTCATCGGTGAGCCCTGCCAATTCTTCTTCGGTATATGCCATTTTGATGCTCCTCGGTTTGGTTAATTATTGCCCAACCCAACAGGGCATGGGTTAGCTACGCACTCAGGGCAGTAGCGGAAAGGTGTTGCATACGGGCAGTCTTCCCGGTCTTTCGCCTTGATAGTTACGCCTCTCGCAAGATGGTTGCGAAGCTCATAGCCCATCAGCGGCCAGATCTTGCTGACTGCATTCTGGCGCGCGATCTTGCGGCCAATCTCGGCGTCGAAGTTCTCAGGGCTGGCGCATGCACTCTCACCGGTGACGGTGAAGCCGTTGCGCAGTTGGATCACGCAGATGGTCAGAAGTTGTGTCGCGCCGAGGAACCAGCCTCCGCTGGCGCACTCATGAACCGTATCTGGATTCTGGATAGCATCGCTGGCAACAAAATAGTGCGCGCTGGCAATGTTCGCCTCGATATCAGCCGGCGTGACGCGCGGCGCGGTCAGACCTTTTGCCTGAATCTCTTTCTCAATCTGTTTGTCGTTCATTTGATGCCTCACTGCATTGGTTGCTGTTGTGCCGGGTCTTCCGGCTGTTGCTGCTGCATGGCCTGCTCTTGCATAGCCTGCTGCTGTTGCGCTTGCTGAGCCATTGCCTGCTCTGCCGCTTGATCATCTGCCGACTTGAAGCCTGCCTCTGCAAGAATACCATCTGCGACGGGAAGTATGGCAGGCGCAGTCATGGCAAGCTGAGCGGCTTCAACCGCTGTCTTCTGTGTCGTCACCTGAGTGCCGGAAATCTTCGCCTGCGTCTCCTGCACCGCGGCCATGTTCTTGGCTGCAGTGGATTCCTTGGTGGCAATGTCGGCCATGACGGCGCGCTGCTGCAATTTCTGCTGCTCTGCCACTGCCTGCTGTGCCTGCTGCTCTTCTGGCGTCAGCTCGGTAGCGTCCGGATCCCGCATGCCTGTTACCTGGCGCACGCGCTTGACCATCTCTTCACGGTTCGGCAGGTCCATCGACTCGATCACCAGATCAATCAGGACCATCGACACTTGCGGCGGCAGGCGGGTCATCATCTCCATCAGCTGCTCGGCCTGAGCCTGGCGCAAGGAAGCACGCCATTCAGCGTCGGAGATAACGAAGTCGGCCTTGGTGCGGGTAATGTCGTTCTCGGGAAGGCCATCGTTGATATCGATGTAATCCGGCGTGCCGCGCTGGCTGGTGATGCGGAACTGCTTTTGCTCGGTCATGTACTGCTCGACCAGGCTTAGCTGCTTCTCGCCCTGCACTTGATTGCTGAAGCGCAGATTATCGAAGAGCTTGGACGTGCTCATGGCGCCCTGCTCTTGCCGGGCCTGAATCGCTACGCCTGACTTGGCGTTTGTGGTGCGCCCCATCTGCTCGTCGGTGACGCCAGATACCTGCTGAATCATCTGGATATGCCGCGCCATGATCTCCATGTGCGCTGGCGCCAGCTCTCGGTCCACGTTGATTTCGAGTTGCTTACCTGAGCGCTTGACGATCACGCCATCCGGACGGGACACTTCTTCAAGGAACTCGTCCATATCCTCGACGGCGCCCTCATCCATGATGGTCTTGTTCGTGCTCAGGACGAACAGAGCCTTGGAGGCGCGCTTGTTAATGTCGGATTGAATGTCCTTCAGGCCGCGGATCACGCCATAAGGCAGGCCATCGCGGCCACGGCGGTAGCCCCAGATCGGGGTGAACGGGAATTTGTTGTGCCGGTATGGGCTCGGGCCGACATAGAGCAGGCCTTCAGTGGTCATGACAGCGCAGTACATACGCATGCTGACGCGCTCAGCAACAAAGCCCTGGGCTGATGCCTCAACATGGCCTTGGCTGGTTTCGTCGTACATCTGGCCGGAGAATTGGCCCTTGACGATCTTCTGGATCTTCTCAGGCTTGCGGAACCAGATTTCGATCAGGCGCACCCGGCGCCGCTCTGAGTCAACAGTGATAACGCCATTGTCCGTCTGAGCCTGATCCTCGGCGTAGTCCATGACCTCATCGCCATTGGCAAGGTCATAGCCAAGGCGCTCGCCAACCATGCTGCTGCGATACAGAAGCTCGAAGCGCTCGGGGAATACCGCGGCGGCTACGTCCAGATCCGTCCACTTGCTGCGCGTGACGTACCGGCAGTCAGCCAGGTCCATCTCAGTGCTGGAGCTGTCCCACAGCATGTTGCGCCAGGATTCGTACCGGCTGTAGATCGGCTCGCCATCGTCATCATCGGTGACGCCATCCTCAAGCCAGCCAATGCCGACCTTCGTTGCGTCCTCAAATGCGCGTGAGCGGTGGAACTGTGTTCGGTTCACGTCAGCCAGGTACTTGAGCAGCTGGGTCTTGCGCTCTGCTGGCTTGGCGTCTTCCTTCCCGCGAGGCAGGACGTTGAAGTCAGTGCGCCCGCGCTTCTCGCTGCCGATGATCCAGTTGATTGTCTGAGCAATGACGTTGTAGGTCAGCGGCGCTTGGCCGCGACTGTTGAGCGTCTGGATCTCTTCTTCGGTGAACTGGATGTTGTCGTAGAAGTCTTCATCCTGCGCTTGCTCGATCCGGTTGCCCTGCTGGCGGTCAAGCTCGCGCTGATAGTGGCCGATCAGGCGGCGGTGTAGTGCATAGTGGGTTTCATTGTCGAGAATGCTACCAGTCTGCTCACCGCTAAGACCAGGCGTGCTGAACTCCATGCGGTCAATGGGCGTACTCTTCTTGTTCACCCGCGTCGTGCTTTGGTCGTTCAGATCGAACATGGTCAAACGTCCTCTTTAATCTCAAAGTGACGCTTCTTGCCGCTTTCGTCGGTCAAGAAAGCATCGGCCACAACAATCCGCTGCTCTACTGGCTTGGGCGGCATCTTGATCAGGTCCAGCAATCCGTCATTGATTGCCTTGGCAATCTTGAATGCTGACGACTGACCAAGGCCAAGAATATCCGCAATGCTCAAGGCTGACTTCATCAGGTAGGCATCGTCATTGTACTTGTACGCGGATGATAGCCCGATAACACACGGTTTGGTATGGCCCGGCGCAAGTATCCGATAGGTAGGCAGCAGGACAATGCAGGGCTCGACCTCATCTGCGTCAGCGCCAAACCATGCGTAATGCACGGTCAGGTCGCCAAGGGTTTGTGTTCGGTACGTCTTGCTCAGGTCCAGCGCTACGCCTTCAATCACGATGTTCTCCAGCTCTTGTTGCGCCGCACGCTCGAAACACTCTTGCCACGGCTGATATTGATCAGGTTTCCAGCGTAGGCCTGCCCGAACTGGCGCAAGGCATCTGCTGATTCAGAGTGCCCGCCAGATTTATCCGGCTCGTCGGACCATCTCTCTTGGTTTGAATTCCACTTCTTCTTGTAGCTCTCGATGTGCGCAATGCCTTCTTTGCACTCTGTCTCGTCGAAGTACAGCAGCGGGAACACGTCGCGCGTCTGCTGGATACCCCAATTGACGTTATCCACTCGCGGCACTGTCTCCCAGCGAACGGATGGCATCAGCTCTTCAAGCATCTGCTTGGGGCTCTTGTTCGATAACTGGCCCTGCCTGACGTGATCTGCATCGTGCGGCAGGTACATTGTATCCCAGATCAGCCCAAGACCTTGCAGCCATATGGCGGCATGGCTGTATGGCTCGCCCCACTCTTCATAGAACCTGATGCAGCGCCACTCATTGCCAATGCGCTGCATAACCCAGATGGCCGTGCCATCAGAGTTGCCGATATCCCAGAAGGTGAAGCACGGAACACCGGGCACAACCGGAATGAACGGCTTGAACTGGCCATTCTTGCGCGCAACGGCCAGCTGTTTGGTGAAGTAGCAGCCCTCGGTTGACTGCTGGAAAGCCTCTTCTGGGCAATTGTGAACCACAATCCCGTTGGCGATGAAGTTGTGCGTCTCCGTTGTAATGTCGTAGACATTCTCAAGCCCATGCGGCTCTATGCTGGCAATCTCATCAACCCATTCAAATGTTTTTGTGCTCCCGGTCTTACGCTTGCCGAGTGAAATCTCACAGCACGCCTGCTTTCGCCAGGACAGGAACCCAATCTCAGTTGCAAACATGCGCACTTCATTTGCCCGAAGTGCAATCTCGTAGCCCGTATAACTGCTTCCATTGCCTGCCACCTTGACGTGCTTGCTTCTGCGAGAAGATATGCCAAAAGCAAGCAGAAGCAGCTGAACATCACGCGCGAACTCTTCATGCTTCGTGAAAAACTTGATAGCAACGCCTGTTTTGTTGGCAAAACCATCCGCCTCAAATAGTCCGCGAAGGAACTCACGAACAACATGCTTTGGCGAGCGCATGATGAACTCAGGAACATGGACGTTACGCTTCCAAGAAGCATAACCATTTGGCTCTGCCAGATTCATTGCCTTGAATGCAACGCCAGCATCCTTGCTTGAGGCCCGTATCTCAATTCCGTGCGCGCCCTTTCCGGCCACCCTGGCATGCGCATCTCCGACGAAGCTCTCCAGCATCTCAGCGATAAGGACAAGCGTGTCTTTGTCCCGGCCATCGGCGGCAATGCTGACTGTGTTTCCGTAAAAACTGCCATCACCCATGTAAACGCCAATGAAGCGCGCCAGCCTTTCGTCAACGGTTATCGTTGCTGTGCTCATACGGCATGGGCTGTATGTGATCGTCTGCAGATTTTCACCAAGCGAAGGCTGAGCCATGCGCACAGGCTGCCCGACTGCAATCTGCTCCAGCTTGCGATACTCTCCGTCCGCGCAAAGGATCGGATGGTCTGCCGTGCATCTGATCGTATATCCCAGCCTTGTCGTTACCGTGAATGTTTCCTTCACGCCTTGATCGAAGAATGCCGTAATGCGCTCGCCGTCTGGCTTTATGTCGCGTATACGGACCAGCCCGTCACTTGTGCTGACGTATGTGTCACCAGAAACGCATGACGGATATTCCTGCCACATTTTCGAGTCTTCGCCGCTGAAGTCGTTATCCCGCGTCGAAATCCACCATGCGCGCTTCTCGATGGCGATCTTCTTGCCGGTCTTGGCTTCAATCGCATCGAAATACTCATGATCCTTGGGCGAGATGATCACGCCATCAGCCGGCATGGCGTACTCGTCAGCCTCATGCCAGGGGAAGAAGTGGATTCGGTATTCCTTGTTGGTCAGCTTCTTGGCCTCAGCCAACAGGGCAAGCGCTCGAATGCACATGCGGTAGAAGGCGCCGTCTCTTCCTTCAGCCGTTGACTCGATCACGATAATGCCGCCAGCAGGCACAGACGGGATCGTACCGGTAATGACCTCCTGCGCCCGGTGCGGGAACTTCGCGCAGATCTTGCCGAACTCTGAGACGTGAAGGTACTGC